TCATCTCGCAAGAATTTTAACCTGCGTAACTGAAAAATTGCACCTTGTGATCTGTGTAAAATAGTAACGTCATCTGTTTGTTCCATAACACGATGCTGTGATGTTATTAGAAAATCTAAGTATTCGTTAAGATGGTCCCATAGCTGGGGGTTGTTGACCAGTGGCTTGAGCTTCTGGAGGTGTTCCTTGTTCTGCATTACCGCTAAATCCTTGTTCTTGAGGTAGTGGTACTTGGCCTGTGCCTATGTTACCGCCGCCTGCTCCTGATGGGTCCATTGCGTCTGCACCTGCTGGTGCGCCTTGCGCTGGAGTTGGCTCTTGGAAACCCTTCATAAGCTCGGCTTGTATTGCAGCTTCGTCCATGTTGTTGGTTACTTTATCAGGGTCAAGTTCCAGAGACTTTGCAATCTCCCGTATAATATACTGGAATTTTGCAAAAGGTGCAAGTGCTGGATTGGATGCGGTTTGTAAAAATTGCATTAATCTTTGACTACGTACTTCATTAGCCATTAGTGACTCAGTACCACGAGCTTTAACTTCTAAGTCACCCTTGATCTTAGGGTCAAAGTCAAACTGCATGTTAAATCTAAACAAGCCCTCACCTAGAGGACGAAGTAAGTAATCGTCTACGTTTTTAATTACGCCTTTGATACCACCTTGTGCAGCACCCATAAGCATACTAATACCGGAAGCTGTACGACCTACACCTGACACACCAGTTTGACCGTGAGCAAATGAAGGAAAACCTGTACTCTCGTCTGCAAGCACTCGTGCCTTGTCAAACAACTGTAAGTTTTCTTGTGACACGTTTGGAAAAGATGTACCAAAGATAGCTTGTCCCGGTGCTCCACCTTGGCGTCTAAACACCTTGCCGGGATACACAGACAAGTCTTGGCCCGGTACTAAGTTAGTTTCGTCTACCTCAAGAATTAAATTACCTGAAAGTACAGCATTATCTACAGCCATACGCATGAAACCATTCATCAAAGTTTGAGTATCGTCCATATTCTCAGCAATACCCACACCAAAGAAGCTGTAAGGATTAAGCTCATAAGGCGCAGCCATGTAAGGAATAGTAGCAGGTTTAAACGGGTTCATAACCATACGCAATAGCTTACCGTTACAAATCCACACGTTAGCCTGTAGTTCGTCTAGCTCATTTAGTTCTTTGGGAATATCTACGCCTTGGTCTACTAGCATTTCGACATCTACCATGCCCCAATACTCTAGTACTTCATAGCGTTCAATGCCATGCTCCGGTGCGTAATCTGATAAATCATCTTCCCAGTGTTCTTTATTATAATTTTCACCAAGATTAACAGCTTCATCAATTACATTAGAACGAAAGAAAGGACGCCGCTTCAAGCCACGCAACTGTGTTCGTGACATTTTGTGTCGCTCAATAACGAACTGAGCTTCGTCCATGTTATTAGCGTCTGGATCAGGGTAAAAATTCCAAACAGATACATGTGATACTTGTGGGATAGTTTTAATAGTAGGTGAATACTCACCGTCTTCATCCCAATTAGGGTACTCTTTATCTACTGCAAATGGACCCTTCATTACGCCAGTGCCAAACAGTGCCATCTCAAAGGCTGTACTACGTAGATGCTTACTGGCACTCGACTCTTCTAACTGATCGTGTATCTTTTTCTGCATCATCTTAGCTGCAATAAGTGCTGGACTAAAGGTAATTGCTGTAGGAGTTTTACCTACACCTTCACGAACACCCTCAATACCCTCAAACTTATCTTTAAGTGGGCCTAAGCTTTCTGCCAAAGTTTTAGCTGTGGCTCCAGCGGGTAATTCTTTACCGTCACCTTTAAAGCCGTATGGGTTAACTGGCTCATCCATGCCTGACTTACGTAACTGTTCAGGCTCTGCTGGATCAAAGCTTACGTCTGCAACTACTCCCTCTGGGAGTTCCGTTGGGTCTACCGTAAGGGGAAACTTTTGTGCTGCAAATAAAACGTCAACAATCTGCCCATAGGCAGCAAGAGTTTTTGTTTTAGTTACTTTAATAAATACACGAGACTTCTCAGCCTCTGTAAATTGAACGTCTGGACTGTACAAGCCACGATAGTTACGATACGCTCGTAGCCAACGCTCTTCATCTTGCTGACGATAATCATCTGCACGTTTGTACTTTTCCATAATGAAAGGAATAATTTTATTAGAGTCAGCATCCTCTACAACAGAGTTTTCACTATCTTCTAAAGCAATAGAGTCATCCTCAATAAAACCTTCGTTTTCTTCTGCCATTTAATTTTCCTTAATAACCAAAGGTAGCATCTGCTACTCGCATACCATTTGACTGACTGCTTTGCGTATCAAAATCAAACACACTAAATCTTGGTCTTGACATGATACCATACCTTAGTGCATCATACAAGTGGTCTTCTGCGTGTGTGTCAATGTCTTCTGGATTTCTTTTGTCTATGGGTAACGCAGGTAATTGTGAAATCATATTAGTACATGTATTAAAAAAGATAAGCCTTGGTTCTTCTGTAAACTCATCTACCTGTAAGCGTCTGTGTATTTCGTTCTTACCTGATACACGAGAGCCTTTAGAACGATCTGATGGACGCCAACGGCAACCCTTTTGTATCATTTGTTCTGCCAGAGAAGGACCAGTATCACCACGTTTATGCCACAAAGAACTATCAAGAACGCCATATCTAATACTACCATCACCGGATTCTGCTTCTAGTACCATTTCAGCTAAGTCAGCGGCAAGTACTTTACTTACGTATAGCTCCCTATAAACAATTAACTGTTCACTTGGAGTAACTGCAAACCATACTACACCAGAGGCACTTCCATATCCGTAGTCACAAGCTCTAAACTTAACCCAGTTATTTGGTATGTCGAACGGATCAACTACGTGTATGTGTCTATCAAACTCTGTAAAGGCTGCGCCTTCTTTAATGTCCCAATCCCCGTCAAGTAGTTGCCTACGTTGTTGCTCTGGCAGGGACAAAAGCATTGCTTCGTAATCACCTTGCTCCGCTAGGTAGGGGTTGTCGGATAGACGGGCAGGTATAAACCTACGTTTAAATAATGCCTTGCCTGCTTTAGCATGTTTAGGTGGGTATCTTAACTCTTCACCGGACTCTATATCAGTAGCTATAAAGGAGTTACCTGCAGGCGCTGGATCAATAAACATCTTCTTAACCCAGTGATGACCCCTTCCGCCGGGGTTTGTAGTAGCTCTCATACAGAGAGGTAAGTTAGGGTCTGCCGATCTCAAACGACTCCTCATATAATTCCAAGCGAAGGGTGTAGCCCATTGAGTTAACTCATCAAATCCTATCCAGCTAAATGCTAAACCTTGGTATCTGGTAACGTCTTGGTCTTTGTCTAAGTAGCTTAACCAGAGTGTAGCGCCTGATGGTGCAGTCCATGTCATCTTACGTTCTGACCACTTAATACCGGGCCAAATCTTTGGGTACATTTCCTGTGACTTAGTAATCAGTTCCCTTAGTTCTTCCGTAGTATGCCGTAGGAGGACACCTGCGAAGGCTGGAACGTCCATAAAGCGTAAAGGGTCAGCTAACATTGCGTAGCTCTTTCCACCCCCTGCAGAGCCACCGTAGAGCACCTCACGTTCACTTGCTGCTAAGAAGTCCGTCTGTGGCCCAAAGTTAGGCTTAAAGATAATGTTATGGTCTTCTTCAATCTTATTTGTGAACTGATCTAATAGTACTGTAGGACTAGGCTGCTCTGTCTTCTTCTTCTTTGCTGCTGTTGTCTTCTTCTTGCTTTGCACCGATCCTTGTGCGTTCGATTTCTTCCGCCTTGGCGATTGCCTTTTTGGCATACTCTGCCCATCTGCGAAGGCTTCCAGCTTTGTTTTTTCTTTGTCGCTCATTGTCTAACCGCTTCCTTAATCCTACGTGTGATATTGACCTACCTGTATTTCTAGTAAGCCAGTTTGCTACTTCTCGATATGAATACTGTTTAATGTATTTCTGTGCTTGCTCAAGCATATCAAGTTCGTGGGCAATTGGCAAGAGTATTCCATTATCTTCTGGGTCTATTTCATATCCAAAAGGAATGGTTCTTGCTACACGTGGGATTGGAACCCATACGTTGTCTTCTTTTAAGTCTGTGGGCTGTGGTAACTTCCATGTACCTACTGATTTAGTCATCGCAAGTACAGGCACTCATACTTTTTCCACAGTCACATTCATCTTCATCTATTGGGTTCTTAGCTGGCATAAGCATTACACCACCCTTAGCTTCAATTTGTACCTTCTCTGTTTTTACAAGGCCAGTACGATCTAGTAGTTCTTTAGCTGCCGCCATCTTATCACGAATACCCAACTCAGTGGGATCATACAAAGCACCTACCATAGCCATTGCAGCTTTAGGTACATTACGTGCTAGGTAACTATGTGTTACGTCTATGATCTCTTCTTTGAGACTATTAGTAACCTCAAGGTTAGATGTATTAGCAGAGTAACCCGCCATAATCTTAGCAGTAGAGATGTCTCCACCTGCTTCGTCCATAAGAACTGCTAAAAACTTCTGTTGACGTTCCGTTAACTCACGTGCCATAATACTTCCTCTATTACATCAATTCAAAGTGTGGGCCATCAATGAATGGTCTGCGACCCTCACTGCGGCGAAGGTCAATGTATTTCATCATTGCGTCTTCAGCTGTACCTTCATATGTACAGATGTCACCTTCTGACCATGCTGCGCCCCACTTGATAGCAATGCTCTGTTCTTTTGCCGCAGCTTTCATTGCGTCACACAGGTCATCGTACACATTAAGTTCCCAGCAACCCTTACCGTCTACATAAGCCATCAAGTCAACTGCCCGACCTATAAGGTGCTTAGATTTCATAGTCTGCGATTTACCTGCAGCAAATAATTTCTCTTGCTCTTCTAGGGTACGCATACCGTAGATTACACCAAAGTCTATCTTAGTTAATTCAATAGCACGTTTAACTACCGCTACAAGGTTTTTGTCTACACCTTCCATCTTATCAAGACTGCGTGTACTTAATTTAAAACTCATTATTGTCTTCCTC